CCTATTAGTTGAAAGTAAGATGCTCTGTGGCACCAATCATCTTTGATTATTGCAGATGGGTGAAGTACATCAGAACGACGACTTGTATCTTCAGGAAGGGCAATAACATAACGTTCTACCGCAGTAAGTACTCGTGAATTTACTGAGCCTGCCTTTAAAAAATCTTTTAACTTACCTGTTGGTTTGAACTTTTCTTCGTTTATTGCCATGTTTTTCTACCCATTCTTCAAGTGTAAGCCCTACTCTAGCAGCTTTTCTCTTGAGTGCGTTACGCTCTCTGTGGCTTAAACCGCCCCAAATACCGTGTTGCTCATCCATCTTTTCTGAGTAAAGTAAACATTGAACACGAACAGGACATTCAGGCGCACCGTCTTTACCAAAGCACACGGCTTTAGATTTATCGGCTATGTTTTTATATTTTGCTTTATCTCTGGGTGGATACCAAAGTTCTGTATCCATGCCTCGACATTTGGCAGTGTAACGCCAATCTTCTACGTCTCCTGAGCCTTCGTACAAGTGCACTCCTGAATATTTTGGCGCAGTTCCAGGAAGTCATCTTCTAAAAGCATTACATAATTCTCATTGTTAAGACTTATACCTAAGACAGGCATTCGGCTATCAAGAATTGCTTCGTTGACAATCTTCTCCAAAACTGTCGCTTTGACAGTGAAGGAGGCTTTGCCCGTCCACTTATGTTCTATAAGAAGGTCGCTACTACGAACATCACCTTTACGATTCCAAAAAGCTCCACTGGCTGCTGTTCGCTGACCATCAAACTTTTTAGCTAATCGTGCCTCATGCTTCTTAGACTGTTTTTGTCCTTCACTCCTCATCGGAGTCTTCGGCTACGAATTTAGACCCAGCTTTAATGGAGTCTAATACATCGCGTTCTAGGGTTTCTTTCAAGTCTAGCTCTTCCCGTATGGAGTCAAGCATAGCATCTGCGCCTTGCCATTGTCTATCTGCGTATCGGTAGTAGGCACCAGCTCTAGTAATGACCTTGTTAATGATACCCATAGCCACTATTTCCTTAGCAAAATCATATTGACCACGGTCAACGATTCCACCAGGGGCAAAATAAAAGTCTACAAAAGCGGTTTGAGATGGTGGGGCAGACTTGTTCTTCAAGGTACGAATCTTGATGGTCTGACCTACACGGTGCTTTTCTTGACCTGTTCCTACTTCAATCCAATCATCGCGTTTAATCTCAATACGGGTGAAGAAGGCATAATCTTTACCTAAACCACCTGGAGTAGTGCGTGGGTCTCCATACATTACGCCAATCTTTGAACGCCATTGGTTAATCATAATTCCAATAAATGGACGTTCGCTTTCAGTCAAAGAACGCTTTGAGGCTTTGCCTACCTTACGAAAGAACTTGTTAGTTAAAAGAGCGGTTCTTCCGACTGTTGACTCTTCCATTTCTTTTTCGTTCTCCGTGCTAGGAACCAAGGCAGGTAAGCTATCAATAACAACGCAATCCACAGACTTACTTTCGACAATTTCGATGACCGCTTCATACGCGTCCTCCATAATATTAGTAGAGATAACATATACGCGAGAAACATCTACACCGCACATTTCTGCGTAAGCTGGTACCCATTCTTCAGCAGCAACCCACACCGCTGTAAACTCTGGGTCTTTCTGTTGGTTAGCAGCAATAGTCTTTAACGCAATTGCTGTCTTACCGTTTGATGCTTCACCGATTAATTCATGCCATTGATTAACAGGCCATCCTCCACCAAGTGCTACATCAAATGCTAATGAACCTGTAGTCATACGACCACCAAGGTCAATAATGTTTTCACCAAGAACGATGGTGTCTGCACCCATCTTCTTGTTAATTTTGCTAATTACTTTTAATAGTTCTACGTTTCCAACTGCCATTAAATGTGTCCAATGATTGTCTGTGGGTTAAATCCGCCTGATGCTACTTGTCTTGCTGGTTGCGCTGGTCCTGTTGCTTGTGGTCCACCAACGATTCCTTTACCTACACCTGAACCCGATTGTTGGATTGGGTAACCGCAATCGTAACAACGTGCGCGTGAACCTTCGCCACCTACATAGTTACCACTACCGCATCCAGGGCAACGTGGGGTTGTTTGAATCTGTTGTGAAGGTGGATACTGAGCAGGAGTTGGTTGAGGAGGGTACACAGGTGTTTGGGGCGTGTACTGTTGTGGAACTGGCGCCAATGGAGCTTGTGGTTGCGCGGGTTGAGGTGTCCCTAATTTATTAGCCCACCAATCATTTGCCATTGTCTTCCTCCTTATATGCGTCCCATGTGTCTATCACTAAGGGTTGGATAATATCAAGTTCTATACCAGATGAAAAGGCGGTCACAATGGCGGAAAATCCTACAGCTTTATAGAACTCAGTCATATGCTCAAGCTCTTCGGGGCCAAATTCATCGCCTTCAATAAGGCCTTCTTTCTTCATATCTCTCATCTGTACTGCAACAATAATCTTTGCGTTTAACTCGCTAATAATATCTATAAAAGGAACAAGGTCATCTAACTGCTCTAATCGGTCTTCACTGTCTTGTATCTCTTTACTTTCGCCTTCAGCACTAACAGGGTTTAGTCCTAAAAGGACAGAAATTTCATTAGGATAATCGACACTTAAATCGTATAAAGACCAGCGAGTAATTGTACTAAAAGGGATTTCTTTCTTAATAATTTCATATTTGGGAAGATTAAATTTGTCACGAAACCAACTCATTTTGCTTCTCCCCACTTCTGAACAATCTTGACATCCGCAATAAGCGGAACATCTAGCAAGTCTATACCTTCCATAGCCTGCCTAATACATTCAGCCGTTTCTTCAGCCTTGTTATCAGGGGTAAGGGTTACAAGCTCATCGTGAACAGTCAGAAGTATGCGAGACTCTTTAGGAATCATGTCTTGGGCGCGAACCATAGCAAGCTTAATAATGTCTGCAGCTGAGCCTTGGATACGTGTATTAAACGCCTGACGTTCCGCTCCAGCCTTCTCACCAAAGTTTCTAGAGGTAATCTCAGGAAGGTACCTACGGCGCCCTAACAGGGTCGTAACATATCCACGCTTACGAGTGGTACCAATAACTAAGTTTCTATATTTGTTGACAGCAGTAAATTTAGACTCAAAGTCATTAAGCAGGCTTTTAGCTTGATTTACTGTACAGCCAATCTGATTAGCAATCTTGTCAGGTCCTACGCCGTATGCCATGGCTAGTACTAAAACCTTTCCAGCCTTACGGTCTACACCCATAGTCTCACCTACAGTTGTATAGATGTCTTTACCTGTGAGGTAGTTGTCTAACATAATAGGGTCTTTAGCCATTGACGCAATTACCCTAGGTTCAATCTGTGAGTAATCGGCAACCACTAGTTTGTAACCTTTAGGGGCGGCAAATAAATTACGAATAGCTTTACCGTGGGAGGTATGCGGTGCTGGAACATTCTGAAGGTTTGGATTACGGCTTGAGAAACGACCTGTCTCAGCCCCGTGCTGAACAAAGTCGCAATGAATTTTGCCGTTAATTAAAAGGCTTTCCTTCTGAGAAATCTTAGACTTGCCATTACTTGTACGAGTAATTTCTCCACCTAGATAAGGAATTACATAGGTAGTAAGGAGCTTATTTAAATCTGCATACTCTAGAAGGGCTGCTACCAGTTCGTTACTATCTCTATATAGTTCAAGGGCAGGTCCTGATACTGAATAATCTGATACATCTAAAGGCTTTCCTTCTTCATCTTTCTTCTTACCCTTATCAGTAAGGACCTTAGGCTTTAGTCCTTGACCGCCCTCAGCTTTAGGACTAAATAAAAGCACTTGCTTCTCAGGGTTGGAGTTAATGTTAAATACTTTACCTGCAATACGGTAAACATCAGACCTAGCTTTCTCAATGTCAATCTCTAACTGGTCGTGGAGTATTTGAAGTTGAGCGGTATCTATAGGGGCGCCCTCTAACTTCATAGCGCACAACACTCTAAGAACGCTCATCTCTAACTTCATTACATTATTGAGCTGTCCCTCTTCAAGTTTCTTCTGTAGGACATTCTTGTAAAGCATAAATGTGTACTTGGCATCAAGGTAGGCGTACTTAGCCACAGTACTAAAGGCATACTTCTCAACCTCTTTACCTACGCCTTTAACCATGTGGTAGCCAAACTCACGGGCTAGACAGTCATCAAGACCGCACTTGTTTTTGTTTTTATTATCATAAAGAAATGAGGCAATCATCGTGTCAAAGTAAGGACCTGTAGGAACTTGACCGTTGTAATACTTAGCAATAGAAGTTAAATCAAAGACAAGATTATGACCTACAAGTGTTCTATCTGTCCCAAACATCAAAGGCTTTAACGCCTTAAATACTTCTGCAGGAAATAGCTGTACTGGTGGTGGACCATAAGTTGTAACGGCTTTTCTTTTATCTTTTGAATAATCGGATTCTCGAATAGATAGACCTTCTTCTTTGCGCTTTTGACCTGTAGGTGTCAAAGGAAACGCTTCCCCTTCAAATTCTCCATTTGGATGACCCAAAGGAATAACATCACCACGCCCATTAGTTGCTAAAGAAATCCACAGCACTTCGTTGACCACGGTAACTCCCCGTTGTGGTCCAACGGTTTCTAAATCATAAGCAAAAGAATCTTGTGTTAAGTAATACGCAACTAATTCGTCAAGTTGTTCTTTGGTGGTAATAATGTTCATCAAATCCCCTTAAGGCAGAAAGGCCAGGAAAAGGGGTGCCCTGGCCTTTCTACATCTATTGTTAGATTAAAGCGTTAGCAATCTCATCTAGTTCGCCAATAGTTAAACGGCGAAGTGATGAGGCATCAAATGCCTTCATCTCTGCAATTGCTGCTTCAACCTTAGCCTCGTCAAGACCGTAGTCTTCAGCAAGGTCACGACCCTTTACAGGGTTCAAAGTGTATACAGTGTGCTGCATCTGTCCACGACGTGCCACAGCCCAATAGTTCTTGGATAGTGGACCTGCTGGTGAATGATGTGCAGCGTGTAGGGATTTAAAGAATAGTGGAGAAGCCACAAGCTTTGTAAGTGTGGTCTCTGTTGGTGTTAAAACGGCAACAGAAAACGCATACTTCTTTTCAGGCTTATGGTTGAGTTTTACACATAGAGGACATCCACTACCAAGACAGACATATGAGCGCTGTCCTTCAGTCTTTTGTGTAAGGAAGTGTTGGCTATAAATAGCGTATGGACCGTCTGGGTCCAAGAATTTAATAACCTGTAGTTGTTCGGTGAGCTTGAAGTCATTTACATATTGCTTAGGCTTTACTGCTTCTTCTGCAGCATCCCAACCTGACTTAATTGCATCACCTGTTGATGCGCTACCTTCTGGTCGTGCTTCGATATTTTCAATTGCGAAATCGTCCGTTGCTGGTACGAATTCATCTGTGCTTTGAACTGACATTTGAACTGCTCCTTTAATTTATTTGAACTGCTAGTTTGAACTGCTATTTTGAATTGCTTGAGTTTCTTCTGCAAGGATTTTACTCCAAGCCTCAGCAAGCTCTATTGAAACATGCTGATGTAACGACCATTCTATACGCTTTACGTCTAGAAGTCCATTTTTAGCAAATATTTCAATTGCAATTTCAATCATGGCTCGGCTATAAAGGCGTCTTCCTTTATGTTCCTCACCATGTTTATTCTTTTTAGTGGGTAGTCGATAAGGTGCTTTAGGTAGGTACCCATTGTCATTCCAGACCCGTACTGAAACGAACGGTCTTCCTAGAGCTTGAGCTAGCGCACCAACAGTAAATAGCTCGACATCTTTTCCGTTAGGAAGTGTCTTTACCTGTGGCTTTGCATCCCATTGCTGTATCGGCACGTGTTCAACGGCTTTGGGTGCACTATCGCGTCGCTTTCTTTTACTGCCTGGATAGTAGACGTCCAAGTCAGCAAAAGTAGAATCTATAAAGTCTTCTGTCATTATTTAACCAAAAATGCGTATGTAATCTTTTTAGGAAACATGGATTCAATCTCATCTTCTGTAAGCAGACCCTTGGAATAGGCAATAATGATTTCATCTTGGTCTATTTGCTCTACAGTTTTAGTACATTGTTTCTTCAGGTTCTTCTGCTCAAGTAGAGGTATAGCCACTTCTAAATCAAGTGGGTTAGAAACTTTGCGCTGTTTAGTAAGGGTAACGCCGTCAACCTCAAGTATCAGATGACCTTTGCTATCTTCTTCACCAAGTTCTTCTACGGTTGTTAGAAGGCGCTTTTTTAATTCAGCTTCTCGCTCATTAAGAAATTTAATTTGTTCTTTAAGTGCAACGTATTGTTTTACTGTCTCATTAATAGCCATGTAACCCCTTAGATATATAAGAGGAGGCTATTGCTTTACTTAGAAGTTGTCAAGTAATCCTCTAGGGCTTTAATAATAATACTAGTAACAGTTACGCGCTCAGAAGCAGCCTTCTTCTGTACGGCTTTCCATAGGTCATCAGGAACTCTTATGGTGCGAGTTGGAGTCTTGGCTGTTGTAGGCATCCGTAAAGTCTACACGGAAGCTAATGTGAGGAATTGCTTTAAACTGCCCACAGTAAGCGGAACACCGCCTTTATCATCAATTCCTTCGCCATCTATGATGGCATTTGCTACAGAGCTCTTCTGTTGAAGGGCGTCATGTTGGCGCTCCTCTATAGAACCATCCATAATTAAATCTTGGATAACGATGGTCTGCCAAGTTGATGAGGCTCTTTTTATACGACCATTACGTTGCGTTGCGCTTCCTGCTGACCAAGGTAAATCAAAGTTAATAAGTAGATTAGCAGCAGGTAAGTCCACACCATATCCACCAGCATCACTAGATATAAGCACTCTTACTTCAGGTAGAGTGTTAAAGGCAATTTTATTATCTTCTTTTGTCTTTGCGTCTAACTTGCCAGAGTATAAACGGCACTGGTCTTTGCCAAGTTTTTCAGCAATCATATCCAGCATATCTACATACGTTGCAAAAATTACTACTTTGTTCTCTTGATTTTGTTCAAGAAAATCTTGTACATACTGAACAAGGCATTCCAATTTAGGTGAACTATGAACCCCGTCAAGAGCGCCAGTATCAACAAGCTCGTGAGCATAAGCAGACCCTTCTCCATTTAGTAGTTGAAACTTATCAGCGCTGGTGCGCAGTAAGTCTGGGTGTGAACACAACATCTTTAAACACCCAATCTTAGACATAATCTTTCCACGCATTTCATCTTCTGGACCATTACGAGAGCTTTCAACCCCATAATGAACCAAGATGTTAAACGTTCCACCAAATAAAGTTTGCGCATCATCTAGGTCTTGTAACAAATCTTTTCTTATGCGCTCATAGAGTTTGGCAGACTTTCTATCAAAGACAACTTTTATTGGGTCTTTATGAATAGAGTCTGGAAGGAAGGGAGCAACATCTGGGTCTTTCTGCGCTTTACGAACAGAGGCCTCTTTCATAATCTCGTGAAGGTTAGAAAGATTCTTGTAGCGCTCTACTCCACCCCATGTATTTCTTACAATATAAAGCTGGTCAAAGTATTCAAAGCGTTTTAATACGGAGTCATCTACAAATTGCATAATGCTGAATAACTCTTCAGGCTTACCGTTTTCAATAGGGGTACCTGTAAGGGCAAATTTAAAAAGAGCGTTATTTAAACGTTTTGTGTATTTAGACCTTTTAGACCTAAAAGACTTAATAGCCGTAGCTTCGTCTAATACGACAAATCCTCGTGGGAGTTTCTTGATGTAATCCCAGTCGTTAACAACTTGCTCGTAGTTAAGAATGATGTAGTCAACTTTGTTGGTTTGCCAATCGTAGGCTTTAGCGTATTGCTCTTCTCTTTTAGCCTTGGTTCCATCAATGACCAGAGCGTTTGAAGTACCATTTGTAAATTTCTCAATCTGATTAGCCCACTGGTATTTAAGTGAGGATAAACAGATTACCAAACCTGGCTCTGTAATTTCGCGTGAATCCATAAGGCGTTCAATAGCAGCGATGGTGAGTACAGTTTTGCCTAACCCAAGGTCGTAAGCCACAAGCATCTTCTTGCGCTCGCACATACGGTCCACAGCTTCAGGCTGATAAGGGAGTAAAGTTCCCGTAAAGGTCATGTTAAAGCCTTTGCAACCTGTTCTTTTAAGAAGTCTAAATCGGAGGTGTTAGAGATTTGCCTATCAAAATCCCAATCATCCAAAGCGTGTTCGGATACATGGCTATTAATAGCGTTTATATCAGGGCGTGTAACACGCCATATTTGCCCACCGTATAACTTAATTCTTTTTGCCTCATTAGGAAAACGAACATCTGTAAAGACAACACGACTAGAAGTTACTAAACCTTTAAAAGCTTGGTCCACCCAAAAGTCTTCTCCAAACATTTCACGACCAACTTCTGTACCAAATACTTGAAGCAGTCTGCGAACTTCGGTTTTAGCCTTAGCAATTTCCCAACCAAACTCAGAAACTACTGCGCTTAAATGGCTACCATTTTCAAGAATAGGGTCTAAGGTTAAGATTGCTTTACGAATAGGTGTTGCAAAAGCTTTGTTTTCATATCCATGCAAACCTATAAGCATCCCAGCAACGGTGTCTTTTCCACTTCTTGCATAACCTGATAGACCGATAATCATAGAAAAGCTCTTTTCCCGTGTATTGAATGCTTTGCGTTCTCTAGCCCGAACATTACCTCAGCCTTGCTCATTGCGCCAATATCCTTCATATCTGTGTGGTCATAGTTAAAA